CTTGATGTGATTGGTTCAATATCATATCCAAAGTATCGCTCCACTGCGGATACAAAGCTTCTGTTAATGGGAAGCACTGTTTCCAAGTAAAATAGCCTAAGATTAGGGGAAATGTTAGCATTGTTACCTCCGTCTAAAAGAATTTGAGGTACACCCAATCCGGTTAGAATTTTAGTATTATGTTGTTTGATGCTAACATCAAAATCTAGGTCTTTAAAGTTTGCTTGACTTAGTGGAAAAGGTTTTAGTCCACTATCTACAATCATAGGCCGTCTGGCACTATTTTTAGGATTGTATCGCTGCATCCAGTATTGTATTGTTTTTTCTTTAGCCGCAGAGCTAAGAGTATTTTCTGTGGTAAACACCAGGCCAGGAACTGCTCCATTTTCGAAGAAGCCTTTCTGAAACTCTTGCATCTTGTACATTGTATTAATAGAATCAATACAAGAAGTTAAACGACTAGTACCTCTATAGATAGAGTCGTTAGATAAGTCTTTAAAGTGTAAGATTTCATCGGGTTTAAACTCTGTTCTACCGTCGTACGTATACCCGGAAACAAAAGTTACCGGGTCAGTATGAATCTCTACATTTCGTGCTGGCAGGTGGTATAAAAACGCACCGTCAAAATACAAGAACACGTTACCTTCTAGTACGAAGTCTGTAAACATGTTATTGCGAAATTCTTGTTCTGATTGAAATGGGTTTGGTCTAAAGTTTAATAACTTTATAAGTTGTTTTTGGCGCATGTCGCCTTTAACACCTTCAACCACTTTATCTTTAATATCGTAGTCTAAACTGCTGCAAGCCCTAACAATCATGTTAACGCCGCGGTTGACTGTTTCAATTTTATCAAACGCTTGCACAAAAGTTAAGCTAGCGTCTGTTCCAATGTGTGTACCTGCATTATCCGCGATTGCTCGCTGCGCAGGGTTTAGTTTTGTAAGTAAATTACTGTACCAAGCCATAGTGTTCCTTATTGGGTAAATGCGCTAAAGAACGAACCGTAGGAGCTGCTAGGAATTTTAGCAACTTCTCCACCATCGAATTTAGCTTTCTGAAGCTCTACCCAACGCTCTTGCTTAGGTTCACTACCCAAAACCGGAGCTTTTCCATATACTTTATGAAGAGCCACATGGTGAGGATTACAAAGCGTACGAACTTTATCGTACAACTCCGTAGTGTGTTCACTAATAAACTCTTCACGTACTGCTAGAATGCCTTCGTCGGTGGTAATGTCATAGCCTTTATTCCTTGCCCAACGCTCTAGCATTAGGGTCAAAGAAAAGAAGTGGTGTAGTTCCAGGTCTTCCGCAGTTCCGCAAATGTAGCAGTGATCCTGCTTTTCATATGCTGCTTTCGCTTTATCTCTTACGTGCTTGACGGCAAGCCGTTTATTTGTATTTTTAGCCATTTTTTCTTGCACTGTTTTCCAGATGTTCCTATTATATCATGTAGGGAAGCACTAGTCAAGTAGAAAATTTTCATAGGTACCTATAGAAATATAAGTATTGACTTCTTGATTCAAAAATTATATAATTATTAATAGTATAAAATTTCATTTAAGGATTTATGAGAATACAAGAACAAACAGAAAAACTACTTGCAATGTGCGAGCCAAATACTACATTTATTAGTACATACATTAACTCTAAAAGCGCTATAAAAGCCACCTGCATTCAAGGGCACATTCGTAGTATTATACCCTCTAATCTTGTTACTAGAGGAAGTGGAGGTGCGTGCTTAGAATGCAAAGGTACTTTAGCAAACAATAAAAAAACTACTGCAAAATATATACAGGAACTAGCGGACACATCTAAGGGAGAGTGGACATTAGAAGGGGAATATTTAGGCAGTCTGAAAAAGCATAAATTTATTTGCAAAAATGGGCACGAGTACCTAAATTTTGCTTCAGAAATGATAAATAAGCCTAAAGGGTGTAGAGTGTGCACACCAATTAGACGTAGTGACTTGCGCACTAACGAGGAATTTCAAACTATACTAGATGATTATGCTTTAACTCTTGTAACTGAGTATACAGGCGCTAAAAACGTTGTCTTGGTATCCTGCTCAAAGGGGCACGAGTACTCTATTCTACCCTCTAACCTAGTATCCTATGGTACTGGGGCAGTATGTAATATATGTAATCCTTCCTATTCTAAACCACAGGAAGAAGTATTAGAGTATATACGACAATTTTATAAGGGAGATATTTTAGTCAACGATCGTACACTAATTAAACCATTAGAAATAGATATAATCTTGGTAGACCTAGGCATATGCATAGAGATTAATGGGGACTATTATCATAGCAGCAAGTACAAGACCAAAATGTATCACAGAGACAAAACTAATGCAGTGGAAGCATGTGACTTTCAGTTAATACATATCAGTGAGTACGACTGGGTAAATATTCAAGATATTGTAAAATCAAGGCTTAAGTCTATACTAGGAGTTTCTAATAAAATATATGCTAGACAATGTGAAATACGAGTAATTGATTATCCTAAAAAGTTTTTAGATGAAAATCATTTACAAGGCGCAGGAGCACCATCTTCGGTAAATTATGGGTTATATTATCAGAATGAGTTAGTAGCCGTAATGACTTTCTCTAAAAATGGAAGTACCTCAAAAATATTAGAAACTTATCATTACGCTCTTATTAGATACTGTTCCAAATTAAATACTACTGTTGTAGGTGGCGCAAGTAAGCTACTTAAGAGATTTTTACTAGATCACCCAGGAAAGGATGTTTGTACGTATGCGGCTAGAGACTGGAGCGTGGGGTCTTTATACGAAAAGCTAGGCTTTACAAAGATTCAGTACACTGATCCGGGGTACTACTATTTTAAAGATCGTATAAAACTATTAAGATACGGATACACGAAAAACCAACTTAAACAAAAAATGCCTGAATATTATAATGATAAGCTATCTGAAGAAGATATCATGAAAAAAGCAGGTTACTATAAAGTGTACAACTCAGGAAATATATCATATGGACTCAGGAATTTACGTTCTTCGCTTTCCTAACGGATACTTCTATATTGGAAAAAGTGAAAATATCCCTAACAGGTGGAAGCAGCACTGGAAAGATTTTGAGAAAGGTACCCACAGCCGACGCATGCAGGAAGCCTTTAACACATTTGGGTATCCCGAACGAGAAGTCTTTATTACCTGCCACTCAGATCACTGTGACCTATACGAAAGCATTGCTATTCGCTATAACATGGGACCTAAGTGCCTAAACGGTAATCAGCCTAGAGAGGTACCGCCTAATGAAGTAGAAATTCTTGTAAACAGTGGTGAGTTTGTTGAAATGAGTACAGCCCAACATATCCAACTGCTTAGGGAACGAGAGCAAATTGCCGAAGAAGCCGTTGCTAAACAAGACTTGCTTCGGCTTAGGGTCAATGATCTAGAAAGTCAGGGTATCCTAACTCCTGACGACATTAAGGCTAAAATCCAAGAGCTAGAAGATGACGCTGAAGACCTAGAGATTGAAGCTCTCTACTACCGAGATAAGCTAAAGACAGCTAAGCAAGAATTAACTCGCCTCTCCAAGCTATCGTGGTTCGACAGACTGTTCAACTATAACGTTAATCAGACAGTGTAAGTATATAATGCGTATCTAACAGCGTCCGCCATGTGAGAATATTCATCATGCACAGGCTTTTCAGCAACAAGCTCTTTTTTACCTTTAACGTCAGACCCTTCAGACCAGCGATACTGGCTGAACATAGCTCTAACGTGAGTACAAGAAGGATCGACAAGCAACCGCCCTGTTTCGATTAATGTTTGTACATAGGCAATACCAGGTAAAACATCCTTTTTACTACGTGTAGTAGCAATGTCATAGGTATAAGCAAGGTCAGCAGCAAACTGAGCCGCAGCTGAATCAATAAACACCATGTCTACACCCCAGCGAGTATTCAATTCACTAATCCTGGAGGCATGTGTGGCGGTTGTAGTTGCAACGTCTAAATACTCAGCTACGATATGGAACTGGTCATGTGTCATATCATACACTATAACTACATAAGCTGTAGGGTCTTTGTATCCAGGATCAAGCCCTGCAATAACCTCCTGCCGCTCGCAAACGTAGAACTCCCTAACAGCTGAGTCAGGTAGTGAATAAATCTGACCTTCAAACACGTTAAATGAAGCCATGTACTCTTGCTCAAATTCAGCAACTGACATACTTCGGCGTGCTTCAGCAACGTCTTCTAGAGACATGCGCTCGTTTTCGCTATAGTCAGCAGTTATCGAACACCACTCAGGAAACTCAGGAGAAAAACCTCTATTAAAGAACTCACTAAACCAGTTATTACGACCACGAGGTGTAGAAATAAAAATAGCCTTCGAGCCGGCGCGATCTAAGGTAGGGCGTAGTGCAACGTTAAAAGCATCACGACCGTTGCCAAGAGCAGCCTCATCAAAAATAATCAAGCTATAAGAACGACCTACGCAACTATCAACTGTTGAAAGAGAACCCATNCNGATAGTAGACCCGTTGGAGAGCTCAATAATACGATCTTTTAAGTTATCTCTAGTAATCTCTAAGTCAAAATGCTTAATCAACTTACGTTGTAGTTCAAACGAAATAGACGATAAGTTGTAGTTCGGAGAAATAATCAGCACGTTAGAGTTAGGCACTAAAGTAACCAGCTGTCCAACAATATTAGCGATGTAGGTCTTACCTAGCCGACGTGCTAAAGCAGCACAAATAAATCTGTACTTAGGGTTATTAATCGCATTAATTAAAGCAATTTGGGGTCGGTTGACCGTATCCCAAATGCCTAGCAATTCCATATAGACTTTAATGTCTAGTTTAATATATCGTGTTGCTGCTGGAAACTCCGTTATAGCGTCCCGCTCAACATCGGGTCTAGAAATAGTTAACATTAGGCTACGCCTCCGCCCATTAATCTGCTAAGAAGACGATCGTAATTCGAGCCTGGGGTGTCGTTATTGATTTGCACGTTTACTTGCGATTTAGGTCCCACCTTCTCCTCGCGGCGGATTTGCTCTAGTTTAATTTGACGATCAAGCTGATCCATTGCCATTTTGTGGCTAAGAGCCATGATCTCGATGATATCTTTGTTTGAGCCTGTACCTGCCTCTTCCATTTCTTGAAACTTTTGCTTTAAGATAGCGTCCATAGCATTGCGCATGCGCACTCGATTATTGAACCCTAAATCTTGGAAAACGTAGTCTACATAAGCCTTGACCTCACGGCGGTTCATTATGTTAGATACTAAATCTGGGGCGAGTTCTAAAGCATCTGCTACTGCTCTAATATCTTGCAGCTGGAGATAGCAGTTGGCGACCTCTAGCGTCTCGGGAGAAATCTGTATATACTCAGCGGGGGTGGCGTCTGGAAGGGTTTGGGGTAACATGGAAACCTCTGGAAAATTTTGTAGGTACTGGCTGATTATAACACCTTGGGTAGGTCGGGGTCAAGTGGAAATTTTGGGACGGTTAGGGTAGGTTGGGAAGGTTAAGGCAGATAGTAGATTAAAACGTATAAAAGCTTGATCTAGTGGCTTGCGTATAAAAGATATTGGGCGGTTTTAAAGCTTGCTAGGACGGCTTGCGTATAAAAAGGACTGGGCGGATTTTTATTGTAATTTACGTAGGAGGGGGCCGTGGTGTATAGGGGTGCATATTAGTCCGATAACCGCCCCCGTCCTATTCTATCACGGACCCCGCCCCGTGTCAAGAGGTCTGCGATTGATTTTATCTATCGGGTGAAGCGCCAGGATAGGGAAAATCAATGGAAAAATTTTTCAATCGGGTGAAGCGCCAGGATAGGGAAAA